ACTTCCCTGAGTCTAATGGTGGTAAGGGTAGCCATGCCCGTAAGTCTGACAAGAAGACTAGAGAAGCCTTTAAGAAGGGCTATGACGCTATAGATTGGACTAAGAAATGAGCCAAATAGAATACAACCTAATGCCACAGGGCCAAGTTCTACAGGACTTTGCTGACTGTAGGGCTAGAAACTCCTTCATCATGGGGCCACTAGGCTCTGGTAAGACCGTTCAATGCATCCTTAAACTGTTCGACTTGATGTGTGAGCAGGAACCTGTGTCTGACCCACAACACAAGAACTATGGTGTGCGCTTGTCCCGCGTCATTGCAGCCCGTAATACGTACTCTGAGCTGTTCTCTACCACGATTAAGGACTGGCTAGAGATACACGGAGAACTGGGGGACTTCAAACAGGGTAATAAGGAGCCTCCTACGCACTTCATTAGGTTTAATTTAGAGGATGGTACAAAGGTAGAGTGTGATGTCGTGTTTATCGCCTTTGATCGCCCTGAGCACGTTAAGAAGGCTAGGGGTATCCAGACTACATGGGTGTGGTTAAACGAGACTAAGGAGCATTCTAAGGCTGTTTTAGACATGCTTGACCTACGACACGGCCGTTACCCCTCCCCCAAAGAAGGAGCGCGTCCTACACACCACGGGATCATTGGTGATAGCAACGCCCCTGACGAGGACCACTGGTATTTTAAACTAGCCGAGATAGAGCGCCCTGAAGATTGGTCATTTTTTAGGCAACCTGGCGGTGTATTCAAGGACGGTGAGGACTGGAAGGTCAATGATGACGCTGAGAACCTGATTAACTTACCCCAGGATTACTACAAACGTGGCCTAAACGGTAAGACTGACGACTGGATCAAGGTCAATCTGGCTAATGAGTACGGCTTTGTGTCTAACGGCAAGCCTGTTCACCCCATGTATACCGACTCTGTTCACTGTCAACATTTAGATTTCCAACCGTCCAAGGACTATCCCATTGTTCTTGGCTTTGACTTTGGTCGTACACCGGCCTGTGCATTCTTACAACGAACCTCTATAGGTAGGTGGGTGTGTTTTGATGAGATGGTACTTACCGATTCGGGTGCAGTGGACTTTGCTCCGACACTCAAGCGCTATATTGAAGAGATGTACCCAGACCACGAGTTCAAAGGATGGGGCGATCCTAGTGGACAGAACAAAAATCAATCAAACAGCGAAACCCCATTCCAAATCATGCGGGCGGCTGGCATACCCTGTCACCCCACCCAATCAAACGATCCACTGAAACGTAGAGCAGCCCTAGAAGTGCCCATGAAAGAGATGTGCATGGACGGCAAACCACGATTCACTGTCCTACCCAAAGCCTCAATGATACGTAAGGGGTTACAAGGTGGCTTCTGCTACCGCAGAGTGCAGACAAGTGGAGAAAGATACACTGACGAACCGGACAAGAATGAGTATTCCCACCCCGTAGAAGCCCTAGAGTACGCTTTACAGGGCGAAGGTGAGGGCAGATCAGCACTAGCACGCTCTGGCAATTACGATAAGCCTATTACAGCGAAGGTTGGGTTCAGTGTCTTCTGACATATTTGTAGTATTCACCAAGGATGATGGGCACTGGTGGTCTTGGTTCCTACATAAAGACATTCAGCACTGCTTTGTACTAAAACCCAACGGCGATGACTACATTGTCCACGGTAGGACGGTTGACAAATTTGATTTATTCACCGTGACGGACAAAAATGTTATACTTAGCGAACCTTTTAGAATAATGGGGTATAAGCAAAAGCACCCTGTTAGAAGTTTGTTCATGCTGAATACTTGCGTGGCTCACGCTAAACAATTGCTGGGAATTAAGAAGCCATTTATCTTAACGCCCTATCAACTCTACAAGTACATGAGGAACAATCATGGGATTTATGAAGGCACCCAAGGCCCCTAAACCTTCTGCTGAAGAAACAGCAATGGTAGAACGCCAGCGCAGAGAGCTAGACGAGGAGATGGCAGAGCAGGAACGACGGCTCAAGTCTGTAGCTAGAGGAACACTAGGCACTAAATCACTGTTAGCCAAGGGCACTCCTGCTAAAAAAGCAGGCCCAGGACGAGGGCAAGGTGGCCCGGGTACATTGTCTGGCGGCGGTTTGATGGGCGGTATTGGCGGTTCTATGCCCGGTCGAGTATATACAACTAGAACTGGGCGATAATATGCAATTACCTAAAGAGCTGGGGTCTTTAGCTGACCTTAAAAAGCGCGAAGCCAAGGCATTCGAGAATGCTATGATGTGGCACGACACGCTAGATGATGTGTATGAATTTTTCCTGCCTAACAGGAACTTGTTTGACACTAATCGCCGAGGTCAAAAGAAGATGGAGCGCATCTTTGACTCCACGGCTCTTGAGGCAATCCAACAAGGCGCTAGTAAGCTGCAAGAGAACATCGCACCTATCTGGTCACGCTGGGCTACGTTTGCCCCGTCCGACCAAGTAGTAGAGATGCTTGAGACTGGTGAATACGGCGTAACCGTACAAGAGGTAGAGGCTAACCTAGAGAAGCAGGCAGTCATTATCTTTGATTACATCAACCGTTCTAACTTTGCCACGCAGTTCTACGAGCATGCGCTAGACCTTTTGGTCGGCACTGGCTCTCTACGCATCGATGAGAACGATGACGACAACATGCCTGTCATCTTTAATGCTATCCCACAGAAGGGTATCGCGTTTGAAGAAGGCCCATACGGTACTATTGAGACACACTGGCGTAGATTCAACGTCAAGGCGCGTAACCTAGAGCGTCAGTGGAGAGGCTTTAAGCCCTCCGAGAAGATCAAGAATGTGATCAAAAATTCACCAGATAAAGACATCGAGATATGCGAGGGTGTTGTCTACATGCCCAAGTCTAAGACCTACTACGGTTGCGTCTGGGTGAAGAGTGAAGATTCTATTAGCTGGATGGAAGACTACGGCACATCTAGCCCTTGGTTAACTGGACGCTACTCTAAGGTATCCGGTGAGATACGCGGTCGTGGCCCTGCCCTGCAAGCACTGCCTGATGTGCGCTCTCTAAACAAAGCTAAAGAGTTTGTACTACAGAAAGCAGCTATCGACCTAGCGGGTATGTACACAGCTACTGACGACGGTGTAACCAACCCCTACAATATTAGTATAAGCCCAGGCATTGTTATTCCTGTTGGTTCTAACAACTCTGCTAACCCTAGTATTCAGCGCCTAGACACGGGAACTAACCTGTCATTAGCGCAGTTTGAGATTGTAGAGCTACAGACAGCTATTAAACGTGCCCTGTTTAACGATCTGCGTGACCCTACTGGCCCTGTTCGCAGTGCTACTGAGGTGGCTATTGAGTCCAGAGAGCTAGCAAAACGTATTGGTTCTGCGTTTGGGCGCTTGCAGACCGAAGTATTAATCCCTATCATCAAACGTGTAGCAGCTATTCTAACTCGTAGAGGGCTAATCAACCCCATACAGTTAGATGGCAGAGACATTGATATTAAATTCTTGTCTCCATTGGCTAAGGCGCAAGATGGTGAGGACTTGATGAGCGTACAACAGGCTGTAGCATTTGTATTACAGACTGCTGGCCCAGACCAAGCCAAGATCGCCTTTAAGCTGGAAGACTTTGGTACATGGGCTGGAGGTAAAACTGGTATGCCTGCTGAATTAATACGAAGCGAAACCGAGAAACAACAAGTAATCCAAGCTGGCGCACAAGCTGCACAGGCTGGACTGCCTACGAGTCAGCCCCCAGTACAATGAGTTGGGACAATATCGATAAGGCTTCTGTTAATCCAGAGGCCGCAAAAAAGCAGACGGCTGAAAAACGGGCCAAGGCTGCTGCTCTCGCCAAAGCATACAACCGCTGCTTCAACTCTGAGGAAGGCAAGCAGGTTATTGCTGATCTACACAAGCGTTTTATCTACGATAACGATACCTCCTTTGGTTCCCCGAACATTAACTATGAATCTGCTTACCATAACGGTGAGTCAGGCGTAGTTAAGTTCATCATCAATCAAATCAATCAGGCAGAAACACTATGACAAAAGAAGTTAAGAAGCGTGTCGCAAAGGCAACGCCCAAGATTCTTATAGGCGATGATTCTAAGAAGTACCTAGAGAAGATTGGCTTCGATATGGAGTGGCTGCACGACTTGGCTAAAGAGTACAAGTTTGATGGTTTTGATTATGTCAGTAAGTTTTGTGCATTCCGGTGTAACCGTGATGGCAAAAGCGTCGAATGGATTGACGTTAATACTCTTGCTTTGCTCAATGGACAGCGCAAGTTATGCGAGATCAAACTTAAAC